TGCTGGCAATGGCAAGAAAGAATACTATCCAGAAGGTAAAGGAGCTCTATGTTGCACCATCTCTGCTATTCTCTTTCAAAAACTGGAAGATGCAGGCATTCATACTCACTTCAAACGCCAGATACATGGGCACAGAATGATATGTGAGCATGTAAATATCGTTCCCATTGAGGTAGTAGTGAGGAACGTAGCAGCAGGTGGTATAGTGAGGGAAACCGGTGTGAAAGAAGGTATTCGGTTTCCATACCCACTGGTAGAGTTCTTTCTAAAAGATGATGAAAAGAATGATCCTCTACTGACTCCAGATAGACTGAATGTGATGGGTTATACTCCCGTCCTCACAGACCTGATGACATCCATAGCCCTCAAGGTTAATGACATTCTTGTTGATCTTTTCAATAAGTTAGACATCACTCTTGTTGACTTCAAACTAGAGTTTGGACATGAGAAGGCTTCGGGCCATCTTTTGTTGGCCGATGAGATCAGTCCAGATAGCATGAGATTGTGGTCTAAAAGTGATAAAGGAAACTTTGATAAAGACCTGTTTAGAAAAGACGAAGGTGACATTGTCCCAGCTTATCGTCACATCCTAGAAGAATTACAGAGGCTTGTATGAACGTTCACTTTTGGTTTGACAACCGATTAAAAAATATGGTATATTAAATGAAGTTTTATTGGAGAATTTATTTTGATTGGAAATCTTGAACCAGAAGAAAGTGTACAAGATGAATCTGTAGTAGATCAAATTGCAAAAGCAATAAATCAACTTGGTTGGGATGTTGATGATGATATCACTGTTGAGATTGCGGGTATGTCTATCTCCGGTATTGATGTTGGTGAAGACTATAACAGGAAGTGGCAGTCTCCAATAGGTACTCGTAAATACGACAAAGAGGCATTCATTGTTATTAAGAATCAATCTAGAAGAGATCTGAGTAAGTCACAACCTTCTTTGACGAAATAAATAAAGTCTCAAGAGGGTATAATGAACACAGATCCAAGTACATGGGATGATTCTAATTGGCGAGAAGAGTACAGAGGGTATACTTCTAGTAGGTATGAGTTAGATCTTTTGGAGAATGGTCCCAAGAGTCTTGCTCAGTCATGGATGATGGGTGCATTACATAATAAATGGATGAAGATGAAGGGTTATACTTATCCCGAATCCCCTGATTGTCAATCATCTTTCAAGGAGTTTAACGAAAAATGGCAGAATTCATGAACTTTATAGTTTACTCTAAGGATGGTTGTCCTTATTGTACAAAAGTACAACAGGTTCTACAACTTACAGAACAGAAACATGTAGTCCTTAAACTTGGTAGGGACTACACAAGAGAAGAGTTCTATGGTAAGTTTGGACAAGGTTCTACATTCCCAAGAGTTGTTCTTGGAGATCAATTGATTGGTGGATGTACTGAAACTGTTAAATACCTGAAAGAAAATCACATTGTTTGATGGACACCAAGGAACTTTATGATATTGTTGAACATACAATCGATTATGCTTTCAATGGAAAGTATATGCTCAATATGTATGACTACTTAGTACTTACTAAAGCTACTAAGAGTAGTACTAGTGAGTTTCTTCAAAGTTCAACAAGAACAGAAATCGATCAATTGATTATTGACTTGGATGATTATCTTGAGGGTGGTTCTGACGAAAAACATAAACAATTGAGAGAGGGTTATGGTCACCTTGGTAAACCAGAAGCCAGAAAAATAAGAAACTATTTGAATGGAATTCTTGAGGACGCTTTGAAATATGAGCAAGAAAAAAGACCAGGGAGGAAAAGAAAACCCTCTAAATAAAATAAACAATGACAAATCTCAAGAAATTAATAGAGGTTTGGAGTTGTTATTGAGAAAAAAACGGAGGAGAGACCGAAAACCTAAAACTATTGAAATGAGGTTTCAAAAGTTAGTTTCTCTTTTTAATAGAGAGATTAGTTTTTATTTGAATTTTCATTTAGATATAAGAAAAATAAACTCTCGGAGAGATTAAAATGGAAACAGCAATCACAGTACTGTCAATTGCAGTATCAGGATTATTTCTTTTAGTAGGAACTCTCCTCGGTTGGACGGTAAAACAATACCTCGACCAAACCAGAATACCATTCATGCATCCAGAAATGTTTGATGTAGATGGTAATATAATTCCAGACGAAATTTTATCAGTGAGATTTGAAAATGACTTCATCAGCGAAGACGAAGAAAACGATTAATAAACTTCCACCAAATCCATTTATCTTTGAGATTTTGGATCTTGTGAGTAAGCAGAGAAGTAGGGCAAAGAAAATTGATGTTCTTAAAGAATATTCCACAGATTCTCTCAAGGCAATTCTGATTTGGAACTTCGATGAGACTGTTGTCTCTCTTCTTCCAGAAGGTTCGGTTCCCTATGAGAAGAATGATGTCCCTGTAGGGACTGATCATACCTCTCTGAGGAAGGAATGGAAGAACCTATACCATTTTGTTAAGGGTGGAAATGATTCCCTCTCCAAGACCCGTAGAGAGTCAATGTTTATTCAGATTCTTGAAGGTCTTCATCCTCAGGAAGCAAACATTTTGATTCTTATTAAAGATAAGATATTGGAGTCAGAATATAAGATTACTAAACCTATTGTTGAAGCAGCATTCCCTGACATTCAGTGGGGAGGTCGTTGTTGATGGCAACAAAAGGCATTAGAGAAATTTATTCTGATTGTGATCCCAAAGAAGCAGAAGATAAATCTCTTCCAACTAATTCTTTTTTAGTTACGTATGTTCAAGATGGTACTACCAAGTTTGATATTGTTTCTTCAATGAAACAGTCAGAGATTTTTGATAAGTATTGGGATAACTATCGTCATGATTTAAAGAATATTACTCAAACGGATGGTAGAGTTAATCCTAGACTTTGGAATTCATCAGGAGTAAATAAGGGTAAAAAATGAAAGACGAAGAACTGAAAGACCAAATTAACGCACTTATTCGTGATGAGATTCAGGAAGTTATTAACGACTATGTTGAAGACAAAGAAGCTCAAGTTTTTAGCATGGAAGAGACTGGACTTGGTTTCGTTGAAAAAGAAGAAGATGATGAATTAAAAGTTAATATTTCTAATCAAGAAGTGGAGAAACTTATTAAAGAATATAAGAAGATTAAGAAAGGTCAGAAATCTAACCTAGGTCAGATCAGAAAGATGGACAAGAGAACATCTTGACATAAATAGCTACAGTGGTCTATAGTAGACCTGTCGTTCATCCGACATTGAGTCGGACGCAAGTAAGTCGCGCAACGGAGCGTTGATCCCATGTTTGAATTTCTATTATACTCATCTCTTTCTTGTGTTGATGCTGATTCTATCATGATTAAGATTAGAGCCAATGAGAATCTACCTAAGCAGGTTAGAGTTGAGTTGGTCGATACCGTACAGGAATCGACACCGAATTGCTATTGGCCAGACTGGGACGCAAACGACTAAAGGAACGGGCCTAAAAATCCAATTACTTTAGGAGTCAATTATGAATACGTTACTCATGATCAAAAAGCAGATTGATAAAGCTGCTGCTCTTCATGATGCACAAATCTCTCACACCACTTATCGTGGTGTTGAGTATGATGTACATCAGGTAGAACCCAATGAAACCCATGGAACATTCTGTTACAGGGGCCATACTTACGTAAAGTGAGTTAAACTTACTATACAGAGAGAGTTAAGAACTCTCTCTTTTTTTGTCTTTATATAACAATGAAATATAACTTAGTTAAGTTAGTGTATCCTGACATATTTTGAATAGATAGTATAGAATTGCTGGAGGTGAAGGACGATTTGAAGAAATTTTAAATTTTTTCATTATATTCACACTGATAAAGGAGTAAGTCATGACACTATCATACAACCAACTTGCAGGATGGAAACAGGACGTAAATGGTCTTATAGAAAGTTTGGAAAAATCTTCTGAAGAATCTGATCTTTTAAATGACTATTATGATTGTTTGGTCGAATGTGACGACAATCAAGCTACATGTAAACGAATTTGTAGGAGAATTCTAGTTTAGTTTTTAGGACGGGATTGACTCCCGTCCTTTTTTTGTGTATAATTACTTGTGCGACTAAATTCCATATGACTACCGTTGAAGACTGGCGATACAGTACTGATCGATTAAAGATCAGACAAAAAGTTTACTCTCTTCTATTGAATAAGTATGGTTCTCAGGTAGATGAGAATGGTCAACCAATTTATAGTATGCAAAGTATTTCTGAATGTTCCCATGACTGGGTCTCACAAGGTAATGTGAATGCATCTGGAATTATAAAGTATTTTGAGGCGTATTATACTAATGGATAAAGAGAAACTGAAATCAACTATTTGTAGAATTGAATTTCTTTTAGACACACTTAAAGCAGAGTTGTTCTCTGATGAATTGGAAGGTGTTATAGAAGAACCTACATATACAAATGTTCCTGTTGATGACTATGATGAAGTATTTTATGATGTTGAGTAATGGTTTATTCTAGTCTATCAGAGTTTGAAAGAGCACTTGCAAGATTCGGTGATAAGGTTTCTTTGATTGTTGGATTTGAGATCAGTGGTAAGATGCCACCAGAATCTGCATATCAAGAAATTAAAAGTATGATGAAAGAGTTGAAAAAACTTAGAAAAATTGAGAAAGATGAATGGGATGAGGAAGAATTAACATGAATGTGAAACTTATTAGTGTTACTCCTGATGCTGAAAAGCATATGGCATATTGTGCTAGGGTAAGTAACCCAAACAATCAAGAGAATGAAAAGATTTCTGGTCTACTGAAGTATTGTATCAAACATCAACATTGGAGTATCTTTGAACAGGCTTATCTGACTGTGGAGATTGAAACCAATCGTGGTATTGCTGCTCAGATTCTACGGCATCGTTCTTTTACTTTTCAGGAATTCTCACAGAGATATGCTGATTCTTCCCTACTTGCGGAGACAATACCAACACCTGAACTTCGTAGACAAGACATCAAGAATCGTCAGAACTCTATTGACGATATCGATCCTGTTGTTCGTGAAGAGTTTCAAGTTAAGATTCAAAACCATTTTGAAGATGGTATGAAACTTTATAAAGAACTGTTAGAGTGTGGTATTGCAAAGGAATGCGCAAGATTTGTTCTCCCTCTTGCTACACCTACAAGACTTTATATGTCGGGTTCTGTGCGATCTTGGATACATTATGTTAATCTTAGATCTGCACATGGAACACAAAAAGAACATATGGAAATCGCAGTAGCATGTAAGGAGGTATTTAAAGAACAGTTTCCCATCATTTCAGAATCTTTGGAGTGGTGATAAATATAAATTATTATGAAGGAGGAATGAATTTTGGCCACATATCCCGTAAAGAATAAAGATACTGGTGAAACCAAAGATATAGAAATGAGTATTCATGATTGGGATCAATGGAAAGAAGATAATCCTGATTGGGAAAGATATTATACTCCAGAGAATGCTCCTTGTTTGGGTCTTGAGATGGGAGAACCTTTTTCAAAACTTTATACTAAAC